TACCTTAACAGGCACAGTGACCACCAGCGGCAATTTAACTCTTGGTGGCGCAATCACAGGTTTTGCAACAAGCGGCGCAAATACTGATTTGACATCGGTCGCATTGACAAGCGGCACAATATCTACAACACCTAGTGTGGCTACAGATATCGTCAACAAATCTTATGCGGATTCAATTGTAAAAACATACACCGCTGGCACAGGTCTAACTCTTACAACAGGTCAGTTTTCAATCACCAATACAGGAACCGCTGGAACTTATGGCTCGGCATCGCAAGTACCGGTCTTCGTTACAAACGCTCAAGGACAAATCACCTCAGTCACAAACACCTCTATTGCTATTAGCGGTAGTGCTGTTAGCGGCAATATTAGTGGTAATGCTGCCAACGTAACCGGTACGGTTGCCATTGGTAATGGCGGCACTGGGCAAACAACTCAACAAAGTGCCTTGAATGCTTTGGCTGGCGCAGTCACAAGCGGCTCATATTTGCGCGGCAACGGCACAAACGTTGTGATGAATACGATACAAGCTGCGGATGTCCCGACCCTGAACCAAAACACAACAGGACAAGCTGGCTCTGTAGCCAATGCGTTGACGGCTGGCACAAACATCACGTTTAGTTCAGGCACAACTTATAACGGCTCGGCGGCTATCACAATTAACTCGGCTACCGTTCTGGCAGAAAGTACGTCAGTATTTACTTCTGGTTCAGCACAGACCTATACAGCGCCAGCGGGTACGCAATGGGTAAAGGTCACAGTGGTCGGGCCTGGCGGTAACGGCGGCGGTGCAGTTAACCAGAGAGGTAGCGGCGGTGGTGGCGGTGGTGTATGTATTAAATGGCTTGCCATGAATGCGGGTCAAACCTTAACTTATACGGTCGGCACGGCATCTGGTACAGCGTCCACCGTTACGTCTGGCACGTTAACCATCACAACCATATCGGCTGGATCAGGTTCAAACGGTACGGGTACGGCGTATGCTTTATCTCAAACAGCGGGTGGGGCTGGAGGCGCGGCAACCGGCGGCGATGTCAACATTATTGGTGGACAGGGTGGTTATTCGTTTGGCTCAAGCACCACAGTCAGCACTAACTTTTCTGGAAAAGGTGGCGACTGCCCTGGCTTTGGTTCTGGTGGCCCTGCTTTGGCTATGGTCGCAACCGCTGGCGTACAAGGTAACGGTTACGGCGCAGGCGGCGGTGGAGCGCATGGCAATAATTCAACAGCGGCAGGTCGAGGCGGCGTGATTATTTTTGAGGCGTTTTAATGAATGATTTTTATGGCGGCGCTTTCTTTTCTGGCAGTTTCTTTTCTGCTATTATCAACACCATTGAGCAGACTTTGGTCAAACTTCGGTCATTCACCGAAAGAAGGAGATTTTGAATGGCAATCAACCTAAAAGCAATTACCTCGGTAATGGGGTATCAGCAGATCACAAGTCTTAGCTCTGCTACCAAATTAACAGTACCTCAAAAAGATTTGTCAGGTTTGGCAGGCAGTCCAAGAATTGCCATCATCACACCTGAAGCTCAAACAGTGCGCTGGCGCGACGACAACGTAGCCCCTACAGCTTCTGTTGGTATGCCTTTGGCCGCAGGCGTTACTTTGCAATATGACGGGGATCTGTCTCAGATTCAATTCATCGAACAAACCGCTGGTGCAAAACTAAACATTACTTACTACTCTTAAAGGATTAAATCATGGACTTTCATGGTGATGGCGGTTCTTTGAACCACACTAATCTGATTGAGTATATTCAGAAACAACTTCCTACGGATTTGACCAATTTGGTCAATATTCAAAAAGAATTGGCTGAACGTCAAGGTGCCATGTCTGCGGTTCAAAGCGCGCTGGCTGACCGTGAAAAAGCTGCTGCTGAATTGGCTACTGCCAAAGATCAAGCGGCGGCTTTATTGGCTTCAGCCAAAGACAAAAACGATAAAGCTAAAGTCAAAACTGACGAGCTTGTCGCCCGTGAAACTGCTTTGGCTGACCAAATTAAGGCGTTTGAAGCATCTAGCACCGCCCGCGAAGCTGCGTTGGCCACACGCGAAACTAATTCCGACACCCGCGAACTTCAACAGCGTCAAAACCAAGCTCGCTTGGATGCGCTAGAAGCCAAATTGACTGAAGATCAAGCCAGCCTTGATGCTCGTGTTAAAGATTTCCAAGCCAAAGTTGCCGCATTGACGGCATAATGGCTACAAACCCTTACTGGCGAGGTTCACCAGGGAATCTTTGAGATTCAAAAAATGACTGAAGAAGTCCAACAACCCTTAGCGGAAGTAGACTCCGCGCCAGCTCCAGAAGTGACGGCCACTCCTGAAGCCCCTCAAAACGCGCCGGAAGTCGCTGAAGAAGCAAAAGAGCAATCAAGGGTTTTTACCCAAGAAGAACTTGATGCAGCAATCGGCAAACGACTTGCAAGAGAACAACGTAAGTGGGAAAGAGAGCAGGCTCAACGTCAAGCGGAAGCCCAAACGCTGAGAGCGCCAACCGCGATCCCGCCGGTCGATCAATTTGAAAGCCCTGAAGCTTATGCAGACGCATTGGCATATCAGAAAGCCGAACAACTGTTAGCCCAGCGAGAACAAGCAAGGCAGCAATCTGCAATTCTTGAGTCCTATCACGAAAAGGAAGAAGAAGCTCGGTCTAAGTATGATGACTTTGAACAAGTCGCTTACAACCCGAAACTTCCAATTACTGACGTGATGGCTGAGTCGATCCGAGCCTCGGATATTGGACCTGAAGTAGCTTATTACCTCGGTGCCAACCCCAAGGAAGCAGATCGAATCTCTCGTCTTGCGCCAATCATGCAAGCCAAAGAAATTGGAAAGATTGAGGCCAAAATGGCCAATGATCCTCCCGTAAAACGAACCACGTCTGCACCGGCACCTATTTCGCCTGTCACAGCTCGCTCCTCTGGGGGCCCAGCCTATGACACTACGGATCCACGGTCTACCAAGACCATGACTGATTCGCAGTGGATTGAAGCTGAAAGAGCCCGACAGATAAAAAAGCTGCAAGCTCAGGCAAACCGCTAAACAATTTTTGAAGGATTTTTTCCATGTCTAATAGTATCTTAACGATCGACATGATCACCAGAAAAGCTCTCGAAATTCTCGAGAACAACCTGGTGCTCACCCGTAACGTGAACCGTCAATACGACGACAGCTTCGCTGTTGAAGGTGCCAAGATTGGTTCTACACTGCGTATCCGTTTACCCGACCGCGCTCTGGTAACTGACGGTGCTGCTCTGCAAGTTCAGGACGACAACGAACAGTACACCACTTTGTCTGTTGCTTCACAAAAGCACATCGGCGTGAACTTCACATCTGCTGAATTGACCATGCAATTGGACGACTTTGCAGAGCGTGTGTTGAAGCCTCGTATCAGCCAGTTGGCATCTTCTATTGATGCTGACGTTGCCAATGCGTTCAAAACCATCGGTAACTCTGTTGGCACACCTGGCACTACTCCAGCCACTTCTTTGGTTCTGTTGCAAGCTCAACAAAAACTGAACGAAAACGCTGCCGTGATGTCACCACGCTATGCAACAGTTAACCCAGCCGCTAACGCTGGTTTGGTTGAAGGCATGAAAGGTTTGTTCAACCCAACAGACACCATCAGCAAGCAGTTCAAAAACGGCATGATGGGCACTGGCGTGTTGGGCTTTGACGAAATCAACATGTCTCAGTCAATCAAGCAGTTCACAACCGGTTCACGCGATGCTTCTGCATCTACAACCACTGGCGCTGCTGTGACGACTGAAGGTTCGTCTACTCTGACTTTGACTCAAGGTTCAGTGACTACAACCATCAAAGCTGGTGACGTGTTCACTATCGCTAGCTGCTACGCAGTTAACCCACAGACCCGTGAAACCACTGGCTCACTGTTCCAATTCGTGGCTTTGGCAGACTCTACTGCCGTTGCCGGTACTTGGACTGTGACTGTGGCTCCTATGTACTCAAGCTCACACGCTTTGGCCACAATGGACTCACTGCCTGCAAACAACAAAGCCGTGACTTTCGTTGGCGCTGCTTCTACCGCTTACGCTCAGAACTTGGTCTACCACAAAGACGCGATCACTTTTGCGACCGCCGACTTGTTGCTGCCCCAAGGCGTTGATATGGCTGCTCGCGCAGTTCATAACGGCATCAGCTTGCGCGTTGTCCGTCAGTACGACATCAACAACGACCGTATGCCTTGCCGTATCGACGTTCTGTATGGCTACAGCACAATTCGTCCACAGATGGCTTGCCGCGTCTGGGGTTGATCAGTAACTCTTTTTGAAGGAATAAATCATGGCTACATTACCTAACGGCGCAGGCGGTTACCAACTTGGTGACGGCAATCTGACAGAAGTTAATTTGGGTGTTCAAGCAGCTCCTACGGCTAAAGCAGCAGCAGC